TCCTTTTGGGACTAGCTTTGTTTTCTTTATCGGTAATCTTTCGCCGTTGTGTAGTATCCTGCTGAAGTTAAGTCCACCTTCAAGATAGTGGATAACTCCTACGACTTCCCATGGCATACCGAACTCTCTCGAGACATTTATGTATCTTGATTTGTTTTGCATTATCTCTAGTGCTACATCCTTTGCTTTTCTACCTATATCGTTACTTGGGAAGGCTGCCATATACATTGCGGCAAAGCTGGACTTAAACAGGTTCTTAGTATTGGATCTTGTTCTGCAAAACCATGACTTAATCTTTTTCCACATTGACGACTCCTTTCTGATATTCCACTATATCGTATGCCTTAGACGGATCCATTCCTCTTATGACTAATGTGTTAAACCTTCCCTTTTTCTTGCTTCCCCAATTAAGTAGGTTGTTCTTCTCTTTATCGGATAGCGGTCTGGTTTTTACGAACTCTCTCGTGTTTCTCTTTAGCGTAATATGACTAAAGAACATCCTTACTCTGTTGATAATCTTTTTTATAGGTAGAAATAATCTTCTAGTTAATAACACTTAAACCTCCTGTGATCTTACACCTTGCTAATATCATTCCCTTTTTAATACAGTCAATTGCGAGTAATCTATCCATGTAGTTATCTATCCCTGTATCGGCAACAGCTTTCATCAGAAGTCTCTCGTCTATCCCTGTGTTGTTCGCTTTTGATATAAGGTCGTATACCTCATCAGTAAGTTTCGTATCTGGTGTAATCGACATCATAGAAGGTTCTTTAGCCTCAACGCTTCCGAAGTTTAGCTCATTAACTATATCGTGCCATTCGCTACAGTTTTCAAGCGGCCCATATTTCTTTGATGTAAAGTTAAATTTAGATAATCTATTCATGCGTCCCTCACTTAGTTGTATATCTCATTGTCGCCATTCCATCCGTAGACTCTTGGCTTTTTCGACTTCCTGTTCTTTAGACTGTTTGCCTTGTCGCTATACGAACCATCAACAATCTGACTCTCTCTTAGTATCTTGTTCATCTTGATTTTAAGGTTAAAGCATCTCTTGCAATCCTTTCTTGGGTATTGTCCATTCAGATAGTATTCGCTTAACGGCTTTTCCTTCTCACAAGTTTTACATATTACAGAGTCGGCTGTTGGTTTACTCATTCTAATATAATCCATTCGCCAAACGATTCCTCGACTTGAGAAACTGTCATAGGTTCCTTTGTGATAACACTAGTGCCTCCAAGGCTAAACATTCTCTCGACCATTATTAACCATAGGCAGGTAGAGTCTATTAACACTATCTCATTTCCTTCTGGTGAAAGTAGGAACCATCCCTCACCTATCATGTCTGATTCTTTATATTTCATTTGCGTATCCTCCTTAATCACTAAATGTTATTGTAGCAAATATTGTATGTCAAATATTGGATATTTCTATTTACACATTAACTATTCTATACTACCATTGCCGCATAGATATTTTCGTACCCTCAATTATATCGAACGAGCCTTGTGTTTTAGCTAAAAACTAACGCACAGGGCTTTCTTTTTTGGGAACAATCTGAAACAATATATATGAGAGGATCAAAAGGATTTGATTTAATACATGGAGGTTACCTCTTTTATGTCCGAAGCTTTACAAAAGATAGAACTAGGTGTTGTTGCCAATAAGTTTGGCCCAGAGAAGTACAGGTTTGATGTGTTTAGAAGGTCTTGTATCATGGAAATATCTGATATAACTAGGATTGCATCCGAAGTAAAGGTCGGGAGATGGTATAAAGTAAGGACTGATGTTGTGTATATTGACAAGATACAGAGCTACATAAACAAATGCAGGAAAGGTAAAGTTATTGATATTAACGATAATATACTGTAGGATGGAATAGTACATGAAATTGGAAATAATTGCAAACGATGGTAGGATAATCTTGAGGGTAAAAGAAGAATCTGGAAAGTTTTTAGATCTAATAATGGATACGCACGAGGCTCAAGACCTAGTTGGTAGAATAATGGGTGCTGTATCACATACTATTGAACAGGAATAATAATGGCTAATTCTGCACTTGAAACACTGAAAAACCTTATTGAGAGTAAACAAAGAAGCGATGAGGAAACAGCTAACAGGCTTGCTTCCCAGTTTGAAACAGGGCCGCGTAGTCTCTTTGAAAACAAGGGGCAGGTCGTGGATGCGTTACTAAACCCACCAGATCCGTTTGGTGGAAGCTTGAAGTTTACTGAAAAGGCTGCAGCAAAGTCTCCAAGTTTACTAAAGAAGGCGGTTGGTTTGCTTAAGAAAACAAAAGCAAAAGAAGCTGCGCCAGTTGTTCAGAAGTCTGTAGGCGCAGTTGATAAAGTTGTTGAGACTGTTATCGACTACATATCTAAAAAAGGCGGTGCTGATTTAGATGAAGGGTTAGCGATAAGGGCTGTTGAGCAACTAGGAAAAGAGTTAAAGATCCCAAAGAAAACACTTGAATTTGCTAAAGACAAAGTTTTAGGAATAGTTAAAGAAACAAACGCTAGGACACTGGTTACTGAACTAGAAGGGAAGCCAGCAGAGCTGTTGAAAAGAGCGAACAGGGTGAATCTTAAAAAATCAGAAAGAATATCGGCAGGTGCAGGGGCTGATTTGTCAAACATACAAATTAAAGAAGCACTAAAAGAGGCTAGGATTGGTAAAGATATAGCAGACAGAGCCGAGACAAATATAAGAGATGCTATTGATAATATAGAACTTCCTCCTACTTTTACTCCAGAAGAGCTTGGGATAGACCTTCCGCTTAGAGGGCGGATAGACAACAATATTGCTAACACTGGGAAAAAGTTAAGACGAGCAAAAAAGGTTTCAAAGGTTATTACCGAAAAGGCAAAAAGGAAAGCGAAGCCAGTTGCTAAAGCAGTTGGAGAGAATAAACTAAAAACTGCTATCGGTGGTACAGTTGGTGGGGCAGCACTTGCATTACTTATGAATCAGTTCGGTGGGTCTAGTGACGCTGAGGCACTTTCACCAGAAGACAAGAAGAGAGCTATGGATAAAAGGGTTAATGAGATACTTGGTATAGAAGAGGGGCCAAAACCTCAGACTGATATAGAGAAAGAGTTAGACAAGCTAAGTAAAAGAGTATTGGAAATAAAAGGTGAGAAATTATAATGGAAGAGAAAGATTTAGTTACGCAGGTATTTGAGAAGATTTTTAGCGACCTTGACAGTTTGGATACTAAGGATGCAAAATTAGTAATAGACGATACTAAGAGCAAGTTTGAAGCTATGGCTAAAATTAAACTTAGTGAAATAAAAAGAAGAGAAGATAGAAACAAGATTGCTGGCAAGATTCAGCCACAGCAAGAAGGTATAAATGATCTGGTTGCTAATACACAAGTTCCTGCGGAAGATATGGGTCAACCTACCCCTTCTATTATTGGCTAGTCTGTTTTCAACTAACTTAACATCTATTTTTTTAATATTGTGGTACGTAAAATGAAGAACAATTTCTATGAAGTTTCAATCTCAAGACGTGATAAAATATATCCTGTATCTATAGTCAATATGGTTGATGAATGCTTGGGTGAAGTGATAAACAAGAATCCAGTGCAGGTTGAACGGATGGCTAATCCTGAGCCAATATTCTACGAGATAAGGGATGCTTTCTGGAGAGAGGTTGAAATTGCCGAAGACTCTGGGAGAAAGGTTAACCTTGATGCTGTTTGCAATGGGATAATGCCACTACCGATGTTTAATTCCTCGTTAAAGTCTAATAGATACTTAGCTGCATGGCTTGTTATGCCAGTTGTAAAATATGAAAAGCGTATAAAGTCTATGCTTGATAGTGCAACAAAGAGGTATGAAGAAATACTAACAATGCCACTTAAGGTTAAGAAGTTCAAAAAGATAAAGAAAGAGCAAGGCGAAGATGAGACCTTGGAGTATGAAGAATACGATATGTCTAGGGTCAACACTTGGTTAAAGCTAATGTCTCAATTAGAAAACAGGGTTCATGGTAGTGCTGTCCAGAAGCAACTAGTTATGAATACTACTGAACCAGACGTTAAGCCAGGTGAAACTGCTGAGCTTGATATGGACGAGTTGAATAAAAAACTGAAAGAACTGGAAGGCAAAATGCACGACAGTATAATAGATACAGAGGTATAGAGTGTTTAAAATAAAGAGTGTTGTTATTTTAAAACAGAATGCATCATCAAGTGAAAGGTTACTAAACGAGGCTATCAAAGGGCTTGATAACATCGAGCTATTTAACTGTCACGAGGGGCCGTCGGTTATTATTTATACTATTATTTACAAGGAAGTAGATGTCAGACCTGCTAGAGCTAAAAAGAAAAAAGCTTAGACTACTAGAACAAGAGACAGCTAGGAGAGAGCTTCTCCCTCATTTGTATGGATTAAAGATGTATAAGTGGGCTAGGAAGTATAGCGATGCAAAGTTCTGCAAGGCTAGATACTTATGTGCTGCAAATCAGATAGGTAAATCATCTACACAGATAAGGGACAGGATAACAATAGCTACAACTCCGTCTTTGTGGCCAAAGTTGTGGCCAGCCCAGTATAAGCTAAACAAGGATATGACACCATTTAGTTGGTATCTTTACCCTAACTTTGACACTGTTACTAGTGAGGTCGAGGATAAGTGGATACCGCAGTTTCTTCCTAGGGGAAAAATGAAGGATGATCCTGTATTTGGGTGGCGGATCTTTAAAGAAAACAAGAAGCTAAAGGCGATAATATTTAATAATGGATACAAAATATACTTTAAGACATACTCTCAAAACGTGGTGGATTTACAGTCGGGGACTCCGTTTGCAATTGACGCTGATGAGGAACTTCCTATGGATCTTAAACCTGAGCTTGATGCTAGGCTCTATTCGTCTGACGGACAGTTTTCAATGGTCTTTACAGCCACACTTGGGCAAGACTACTGGAGAGATGTTATCGAAGGGAAAGGTGTTGAAGAAAGAGAAAAAGACGCATTTAAGATACAGGTGTCAATGTACGACTGCCTCGAGTACGAAGATGGGTCATCTACACCTTGGACGGAAGAAAGAATAGAAAGAATAAAACTTAAATGTAAAAACTCCGCGGAAGTAGAGAGGAGGATTTATGGCAAGTTTGTTGTTGACACTGGCCTTGTTTACCCTACATTTGACCGAGCTAGGCATTTTGTTAGGCCTAATATTAATAATCCAAAGATCCTGCCAAGTGGATGGTTTGTTTATGGTGGTGTTGATATTGGCACAGGTGGTGAGGATAATCATCCTGCAGCAATGGTTATTCTTGGATGCTCACCAGATTACAAAAAAGTAAGAGTTCTAAAATGCAGACGTATGGATAAGATAGAAACAACAGCAGGTGATATTCTAAATGCATATATGCAGCTACTTGGAGATTGGAAGCCAATATCGCAATGTTATGACTGGGCAGCAAGGGACTTCCATACGATAGCAACTAGATGTGGTATACCATTTAAAAAGGCCAAGAAAAACCATGAGGTCGGGGAAATGGTTCTAAATACTGCATTTAAGTTAGATATGTTAAAGGTTTACAATCGGGATGAAGACTCGTTAAAATTAGCAAGAGAGCTTGAAGGATTAAGAGTTGGTGCAAATAAGCGTACAGCCAAGGATGATTTGATAGACGCGTTAAGATATGCAATGATGTCCATACCTGTTGATTGGGAAGTTATTGTAAACACTAACACAAAAACAAAATATGCTATACAGCATGGAGCAGTAAGAGGAAAAAATGGCACAATTGAAAGAGAGAGACCAGAAGACTTCTACAAGGAAAACTACGTCAAAAGGTATTTCAGCAAAGAAGACAACGAAGAGCTTAAGCACTGGGCAGGAGAGTTTGAATCTTATTGAAATAATTAAAGCCTGTGGTGAAAATGCTGTCACGAGACTTGAATATAATGGTGTAAAAATAGACTTTGCGCCAGTTTCCAAAACATTTGTTGCGAAAAGTTCAGATTTTGATTACAATAATAATATCGAGGATAGTGAGCCTGTTTCTAATAATATCGAAGAAGAGTTTGATTTGGAAGAAATTAAATTATCTGACCCTCTGGCATATGAGAAATACTTACTAGAAGGAAGTGAATCTTGAAGCAAGACAAAGAACACCAGGATCTATTAAAAAAGCACAGTATGGCAAAAAGGGCTGACGAAGCTATCTTTGCTGAGCAGAGAAATAATATCCTTGTAAAGTCTGGCAAGCACCATAAAAAGGCTAAAGTAAATGGGTTTAGTGATACTCTTCGTGGAAGGGTGTCTAGTTTTGACAAGCCAGAAATACGTATAACAAAGAATCATATCCCAAGGGTTGTAAACATATATACTAACGCAATCCTTGACGGCAATCCTAGTGTTTCAACTAGGCCATACAACAAGGAAGAATTGTCCGACAATAAGGCATCAGAGCTTGCTAATTCTGTACTTATGTGGATTAAAAGAACTAATAAGTGGAGAAAGAAGCAACGTAAGTTTGTTGATGACTTTGTGACCATAGGTGAAACATTCGCAAAAGTTTCATACGACCCATCGTCGGGGCCGCTTGTTGACGCAGGGTTAAATGAGTTTGGCGAACCAATAAAGCTCCCTGGAGGTCAGATAGCAATAGATAAAGCCTTTGGTTTCGATATAAAGCTAGATCCATCAGCAAGAGACTTTGAAGACGCGAGATGGTTGATACACGAATCAATCGTTGACCTTGAAGATTTTAAGGCATTAGTAAAAGAACTTAAGCCAGAAATGGTTGGTAATATTAAACCTGGTATCTCATCAGGACATCATGCCTTTGATGCATACAATGGTGTAATAAAAGAAGTAAAAGATAAAGTCGTAATAATGGAATACTACGGAAGACCTGACTTGGAAAACCCAGAAGGTAAGTATGTTATGTTTACGAAAGACTTTGTTGTTACAAAAACTGGACTTCCGTTTGGTCAATGGAATTGGGTGTATCTTGGTTTTGACGAGATGACAACATCGGCTAGAAGTACATCTATAATTAAAATATGTCGTCCATATCAAATTGAAATAAATCGAAGTGCTTCCAAAATGGCAGAACATCAGATTACTTTAGGTGATGATAAGGTTTTTATTCAAAAAGGTACAAAGCTATCAAGCGCAGGAAGTATGGCAGGAATAAGATCTTACTCTTATGCAGGTGAAATGCCTGTTATTCAAGCAGGTAGATCTGGTGCGCAGTATTTAGAATATCAAGTTAGACAAATACAGGAAATGTACGAGGCTTGTAACTTAGCGTTTATAAACGAAGAGAAGGCACCACAAGGTGACCCATACCAAATGCTTTATACGTCAATGAAAGATAAGAGAAGGTTTAGTATATATAGTACAAAATATGAAGACTTTGAAACAGAAATATTTTCAATTGCACTAAAGCTCGCACAAAAGCATTTACCCGAAAGCATGGCTATTAAAGTCATGGGTGCAACTGAAACTGTCAATATTTCTGAGTTTAAAAAACTTAGTGATGACTCTTTTGATTTCTATGTTGAGCCAATGTCGGGTGATATAGAGACAAAGTTTGGTGAAGTACTAAGGGCTACTTCAATTCTACAATATGCAGGTAGCTCGCTTCAACCAGAGCAACTAGGTATGCTTATTAAAGATATGCCATTTGGCTCAAAAGAATCGTTATCCTCTACACTTACATCGAAACAGGATTATGTTGACAATACATTACTAGCGTTAGATAGAGGCGAGATTGTACCTATTAATGAATTTGACGATCACGACTTAATGCTTAATTCTCTTTCATCAAGGATGACAAAGTCGGACTTTAAGTTTTTAGACAGTCAGATACAACAGAATTATAAAGATAAAATACAATTACACACAACAGCAAAAGCAGTACAGCTTGAAGCTATTAAGAACTCTGAGCTAGGGCTGATACCTAGTGGCGGCTTCTTAACAACAATAAACGCATCTTGGCTTAATCCAGTAACTGGTAAAGTTGAAAGGATTAAAGCACCATCGGAAACAATTCAATGGATGATGGAGAAGTTGCAACAACAAGGTGTTTTCCTAAAAGAGTTTTCACAAATACCAAAAGGGACGCAATCTCAGGTTGGTAATAGTAATAAACAACAAGTGGAATCGCAAGTTCCTCTTATAAACAATGCGCCGCAAGCGTAGGAGAAATTATGGAAGATGAAGTTTTTGAAGAAGATGTTCAAGTATCAGACGAGGCCGAAAACCAAGTTGATAACGAAACAGAAGATCTTAATGATGAAGTTGTCGATGAGTGGCAGCCTGACTACAGTTATGATGTAAAGGGTGAGAAGAGAGAATTTGATGAAAGATTCAGATCTGTTATAAACTCAAAAGATGACGAAGATGCTTTACGCGATCTTTACACAAAAGCAGATGGACTTGACGCAATCAAGGAAAAAGCTGACAAGTACAAGAATGATTACGATGAGGCATTTGGCCAGATAGAACTAATGTCTAAGGGCTTTTCAACATTAAAAGAAATTCGAGATACAAAGAATATCGACAAGTTAATAGACGCATTAGGTGCATCTGATGACGAAGTATTTCAAGACGCAATCTTAGAATGGGCAATTAAAAAAGCTGACTTTCTAACACTTCCGCAAGAAGAGCAAGAAAGAATAAGTGGTGCCAATTCACAACAAAAAGAGCTGTCATCGTTACGTTCTCAAGTACAACAACTACAAAGTCAAGGATCTGCAAATCATTACCAAAGCGAAATGAACAGAATGAGATCTATGATTAGTTCAGAGTGGTCAGATTTAAACTCTAAGCTCTCAGAGGTTGGGATTAACTTTGAAGATGAAGTATTAATGAATGGAACAAACCAGTTTAAAACCACAGGAGTCGAGCCTACTATAGAGGATGCTATCAAGATAACGGCAGCCAAATATGGGTTTATAAATAATAACAAAACACCTATGCAGCAGCAAATGACTGAAAAGAAACCTGGTAGTCAAACATTGCCTAGAGTAAGAAGGACTGCTAGTTCATCTGTAAACGAGGTTCCGAGAAGTATTGACGACCTTAAGAAACTTGCAGCTAGTATGGGAATTTAATTAACGGAGTAAAAAATGGCTACAAAAGTTACATTTAATAGCATGTTGAAAAAATACATGCCTTATGACCTTTTAAAAGAGGAAATTATCAAAAGGGACTACTTCCTTCAAAAAGTAGAAAAAGATCAAAACTGGAAAGGTGGAGACATGGAAGTTGCTTTCAAAGGTGGAGCAGCTAGATCATTCAAGCATGGTGGATTGGTTAGTCTTTCAAAGATTACAGAAAACAAATACGCTAAAGGTTCTGTTCCTAAGTACAAAGAAATTTGGGGAGCAATGATTTTTAACGATAGTGATCTACAATCTCATGGTGACATGACACAATCATTCATTAAGATCTTACCAGAAACACTTGAAGAATTTATCTCTGACATGAAAGAAGCTGTTTCAGTATCTCTTTTAAATGGTTCTGCTATTGACGCGTATGACGATACATCTCTTGCAAACGATTTCGTCAATGGTGTTGTTGCTGTAAAAAGAGCTGAAAGATTTACAATTGGACAATATGTTGAACTTGGTATTATTGGAACTATTCGTGGTGCTGGTAGATATGTTAAGTCAATCGACATGGAAAACAAAACAGTAACACTTTCTGCTACAATTGACTTAGTTGCAACTGTTGATGTTTCTCTTGATGGTATCGTTGCAGGTGACTCTTTCTACTACGAAGGTGGAACAGTTGCTGCAGACAAATTCACATCTCTTTCTGAGCAACTATTATCACTTGCTAATGGTGGTACTGCTAATATTTTTGGTATTCCAAAATTAAGCTACCCTCACTTACAAGCACAACAATTTGATGCTACTGCAAGAGGTATGTCATCAGCAAACATTCTTGGCAAACTTTTCGACATGATTACTGAAACAAGAACTATTGGTAAAGGTAATCCTATTGAAATCTTAATGAGTGGTAAAAACTTCGCAGTTGCGGTTGCTCAATTACAAGATCCAGGAAACTACGGATTCCGTTCAGTTGGTGAAGGTGCTAAAGCTAATCCTTACGGATGGCAAGAGGTAACTATCGGTGGAGCCCAAGGTTCAATGAAACTTGTTGGTATCAACGAAATGGATGACGACAAAATGTATATCATGGATTGGAATGCATTAAAACTTCATTCTAATGGATTCTTTGAAAGAAGAACTTCTCCAGATGGAAAACAATTCTATGAAGTACGTAATGATACTGGTGCAAACACTGGTTACCAGTATGTTGTGGATATTCGATTCTTTGGAGAGCTTATTGTTAGCAAACCATCGCATTGTGGTGTTGTTTATAACGTACCTGCTATGTAATTAAACATGGGCGGCTTCGGCTGCCCTTTCTTTTAGGGTATTATGACAACAAGAACTAACAACGCTAGTTTAAAGAGTTGGCTAAGTCTTGAAAACGATGGCCTTCTTGCTAAACAATCATATACATATGATGGATCATCTAGAATTATAGAGGAATATAAAACTCGTATAGATGTTAAAGTCGGCGGAAGTTCTCTGTATAGATCTTACACATATGACACAAACGGCAAACCAGTTGGCGGAACACCTACCATAAAAGAATGGACAATAGTACAAGAGAATAATCAATCTGTCCCAATGGATGTTCTTGCTATAAATTCTTTTTTTAAGGATACAGCAGGATCATTAACGGCAGGAATAGATTACGACAGTATTTCATACTCATACCCTACAGCATCAAGTGAAGTTATATCGTATAAATTATCTGGTGCTACAATTAGGGCTATTACTGTTACATATCTAACATCAGCGAAGGTTGATATAGATACAGTGGTGATAGCGTGAGTTATAAATACAATCCTCTTTCTGGTGAGTTTGATTTTTTTAGCCCACCAACTAACGAGGCAAAGCGTCTTACTGATAGTAAGATTGCAGACAGTAACATGAGTGCCTTAACTATGGTTGTTGCAACATCTGACACAAATATAGATAAGGCTACCAATGACTTGTTGTTCCCAAACGCTAATGTTTTAGGGATAATATTGTCATCTGTTACAATAGGTAACCCTGTAGAGGTTTTGTTTTTTGGCAAACTGGACGATGCTTTTTTTACCTTTCCAGTTAACGATTCATTGTTTCTTGGTATAAATGGTACAATAACAAATATACCGCCAGTTGCGCCAGCAGCAACATTCTCTACTGACATTGGCTACAGTTTAGGTACTGGGTCAATTTTTTTAAAAATAGAAAAACCAATAGGTCTATAAGGAGACAATAATGGCAGCAAAAAGTTTTATGAGATTAGTAGCAGGTAAGCTAAAGGCTATCCAAGCTACTGTAGTATCCGCAGGTGCGGCAAATGATGGAGACCTTTTGGCTCTTGATTCAACAGGGAAGATTGACACAACGGTTTTACCAGTAGGTGTTGGGCCAGACGTAGCTTCAGTCGTGGTTGAAGATGCATCAGGTTTAGCGGCAGGGGATTATGTAAATATCTTTGATAGTTTAGGTACTCCAAAGGTTAGACTTGCTGATAATTCAAATGGTCGTGATGCTCATGGTTTTGTTAAAGCAGCTTATGCTGATGCAGCCACAGCAATCGTTTATTTTGAAGGGCCGAACACAGACCTTTCTGGATTGACTGCAGGACAAAGAGTATTTTTAGGAACAGCAGGTGGTGTTATTACTGTTCCATTAGCTCCTATTACAGACACAGGTAAGATTAGTCAATTCCTTGGAGTTGCTATTAGTCCTACAGAAGTTAATACTGATATTGACGATTGTATAAGTCTATAGGTCTATAATGGCTGGGCTTGTAGTCTTAGATAACGGAAAAAAGAAAACAGTTACAGGTGTCGGGGTAACACTAGATGATAGTGCTAACCTTGATGCCTTTTCTCGTTTACGTGTTTCCAATCCTGTTGTTTTGTATAGTGCTGTATTAAACAATAACGATAAACCATTAGAGTTTACAGAGAAGCTAATTGGCGGAACTAGGGCTTATACTAAAGCGGAAGCAAAGGTTAGATTAACTGGAACTACTATTCTCAATGATAGAGCATCGAGACAAACAAAAGAATATTTTAGATACATAGGTGGTCAATCTGCATTAAGAATGATTACTGCTGTAATGGGTACAGGTTCAAGCGGTTGCGCTCAACGTGTCGGAAACTTTGACGATTATAATGGTTTCTTTTTTGAGCAGAACGGAGCTAGTCACTACTTCACGATAAGGTCAAAAACAACTGGATCTGTAGTTGAAAATGCTGTAGAGCAAGCTAGTTGGAATATAGACAAGTTTGATGGAACTGGTGACAGTGGAATTACTTTAGACTTTACCAAAAACATGATTGTAGTTTTTGACTTTCAATATCTTGGTGTTGGACGTGTAAGAATGGGTTTTGATATTAATGGAATAATAATGTATGCCCATGAATTTACTCACGCTAACATTACAAGCGGTGTCTATATGTCTAGTCCTGACTTACCTATGAGATGGGAGGTTTTTAATAAATCTGCTCCAGTCTCAGCTTGTTGGGTAGATGCAATCTGTTGTTCGGTTATAGTTGAAGGAGATCAAAGCCATGCGGATTTTGCTAGAGCCGCAGGCAGGGGAATAAGTAAGATAAACATAACAACTACTTTAAAACCTATTTGTTCAATAAGATTAAAGTCTGCTTACAACAGAGCGCAGATTATACCAAAAGAATATCAAGTATTATTGGACGGAGGTAAAAACTTTGAGATCCAAGTTCTCGTTAATGCTACACTAGGTGGCGGAACAATTTGGAACAGTGTCGGAATTAACTCGATTGCCGAATTAGACATCGCTTCAACTACCATTAGCGGTGGAGAGGTTATAGAAATATTTTACATATCAAAAGAAACTAGGGGATCGTCAGACTCACAAGATACATTAATGAAAATATTATCAGACTTTGACGGAGTTGCAGATACACTAACCTTGGCAGGACGAACAACGTCAGGAAATGAAGATGTGTTTGGAAATATTCATTTTCTGGAGGTTTACTGATGGGCGTAGCAAGTGAAAAATATGCAAAAGATTTAAAATCAGATTACGAAGGTTGTTTTGATTTTTTAATTCAGCCATCATCAACAGTAAACAGTGATTTTACTATCCCTTATGTCAAATGGATCAGTGGAATACAATTGATCTTGAGTGGGCATTCTTTCGGGGATCAAGTGTGGTTTCAGATAGTAGCAAATATACAACATCCTGTTTATGACCTATTAACAGATCAGATAATTAATGAGTTTGGTGAGGGTTGGTATGTTCAGCCAGATACACAGAGTCAACCTATATTGATACCAGATAACTTTATGAGTAAACTAAATCCAAAAGATCCTGCAATAGTGGCAGATACATTAAGAATAAGGATTAAATATAAAAACACAGGAGTAACAGAAGTTAGATGTCTAGCTAATGTTATATTTGATAAGCAATGAAATATTTTTGGAACATATTAATAAGTATAGATCAATTTGTTAACACGCTATTTGGCGGATATCCTGATGAAACTATAAGCTCAAGGGCTGCAAAGGCGAACAGGAAAGGTAAAAGATGGGGATGTTTAATCTGTTGGTTTTTAGATAAGATAGACAAGAATCACTGTGAAAAAAGCATAGAGCTTGATGAGGGCGAGGAAATAGATTAAAATAGAATCAAGGTCAAAGGATGAAATTTATTATGTCACCAGATAAAATGGAAATGCTTATTAATAACGATAGAGAGTGGCGAACTCACATATTGACAAAGCTAGACAAACTTGAACAGAATCAAATACAACAGGGTTTGTTTATAAACACGTTAAAGGTTAAGGTTACAATATTTGGAATGGTTTTTGGAGTTATTGGTTCAATGGGGTACGCTTTAATTGATAGTATTTTTAGGGGATAATGTATGGATTTTAATAATAAAAAAATAGACACAAGGGACATGATTAGCTCTCAGTTAAATAATGGGCAAATGGTTTACAATGTTTATGACGCAAGCGGAAGATTGTCCGAAGTGTATGAAGCACCATTATTTTCTGTTAATGGTAACCCATGTCTTAAGACAATTATAAAATATATAGATGGTGCGGCAGGAACAAGCAGAGTTATTTTAGCAACAAAAGAATCATTGTCGACTTGGAACTCAAGTTGGGATGCGGATTCATTACCATAGGTTATTATGATACATAATCACGATAGAACTAAAATTGTAAGTAAGTTGCAGCATATGTTGGCGCATACGTTAGATGAGATGGTATATGGGTCATCATCTCTTCCAGGTGTAACAAATGCAAAAGAGGCGATAGATTGGATTGTTGCCGTATTATACCCTAATACAAAAGCTGCTGTTGCGACTCCTGCAGATCTCCCTACTGGTGTAGATACACCAAACATAGGTGATGTTGCACCAACGATCAATGATTACAGAATAGTAAATGATGATGGTGACGGAAAGGCTGCTGGGTACTTGTTTGCAAAATATGATACAGACGTAACAGCAGTGTGGCATAAGGTGTACGACTTTGACTGGGGTATTAATCAAGTTCTCCAAGGTTTGGTTGATGCTACACAGCCATTATACGCAAAGAAATACGGATCGACTGATTATAATCCATTAACATCGCTTGCTATAACTGGCACATTTGCAGGTCAGTCTATTTTTGGCGGTGACCAAACATTACAAAACTTAACGCTAAATGCTAACAATTTCGATGGTACTGGATATGTTCAATTTAATGACAATGCTCGTCCGACTATTAACTCTACTTTTACTCTTGGTACTAATACGGAAAGATTTTTAAATATATTCACAGATTCTATGGTATCTGGGACTACTACTATAACAGGTGGTACGATAACTGATTCATCTGGAACTGTTGATTTTTCATCTGACACAGTAGCAACGCTTGGATTGGTAAGCTCTGACACATTGTCTGTTGGAACATCTGGCAGTATCGGATCCATATCAATTTCAACAACTATAACAACTGCAGGCGGAACAACAGACTTCTCAGCAGATAATATATTAACAACTGGGAACATCAGTGGTGGTATTGGTACATTTACATCTGGCCAGATTGGAGACTTTTCAATAGGCACAGGAACATTAACATCTTTATCGGCAACAATAGACCTTGGATCAAATAACACAACAACAACTGGTAACAGTACAGTAAATACATTAACAGCAACTACTGCATCAATCGGCTCAATGACAATGTCGCTGAATCAAATACTGTCAGCAGGAACAATAACGCTAGATGGTTCATCACTATATGTTAACTCTGGTGCTACTATAAATGGTACGTCACTGTTACAGGATCACGTAACAATTGCAGCAGGTAAAACTATAACTTTTAGTGGTGGTATAGTTGTAAAGAATAACGGAATAGATGCAGGCGGACTATCTATAGTTTTAAATGGAAACCCTGTACCAACAATAGATGCTACTTACAGTTTGGGTGCATCAGCAAACAGATGGGTTGATCTTCATTTGTCTGGAGCGTTAAAAACAACTACTGATCTTTTCTCGCTTTCTGAGCTAATGAGATTTAATTCTAGTCAGTTTCGAGATGCGGCAAAGACAATACCACTTTCAAATGGAGACACGATTGCATTTGACTCTGTTTCTGGTAAATGGCTTGCAACATCATCAACCGCAGCAGATCACTTAACAATATCCAATCTGAATGGTGGGCCAAATGGTGATGGTGGACATAGTGTATTCCCTAAACTTTTAGGTAGATCTGGCGGTCAGATTATAAGTGGTGGAATATTAACAGCAGAGCTGCTTACATTACAAAATAATGTAGTTGATGGTGCAGGATTAATACTCTCTGCTACAGAGGTTAAGCCTACAATAGATGCAAATACTTCGATAGGGTCAGCCGTTCTTAGGTACACAGATATATATATGAATGGTGTTGCTGATGGCCTAAAGATAAAAGACAATGCAACATCTGGCGCACTTGACACGTATATAGGTGTCGGTAATGCCGCACTAGATGGGAAGATAGGAAAATTTAACGACTCGCTTTATTTTAATAATGCAGGTGTAAAGGTAAAGGTAGGAAAACCAGGTATAAGTTTTACTGTTGATCTTACTACATTAACGTCAGTAAGCACAGATGTTAGTGCTACATTCTCAAATCCTCAGTCTGCAATATGGCAAGTTGCTGACTCTACTGGAAAGATTGTTAGTATAGATATACAGGCTACTGCAACAAATGTTATAATCACAAGGGATGTGGCTGTTCCAGGAGCAGTTTTAACAGTCCTTGGTGTAGAGGTTTAATATGGAAGTAAAAGGCGAACTTAAGGAAGCTCAGGTAGAAGTAAGGGAAACAACTGCTGAAATATTGTCCTTACCGACAATGACAGCAAGACAAATGTACTCACTTGAAGATCTTCATATTTGGGTTTCAAACGGAAGTGTATGGAAGAAACAGCTACAGAAAGAGGATCAGTTTTTAGACTTTCCTCTTGGATGTGTTCAACCATCTTTCCTAACAGAATTACAGTTTCAAATTGAAATGGCTACGTTGAAAGGGGTTGTTAATCCATCTGGAAATCCTGACACATCATGGATTCTTTGCGATGGAAGATCAATAAACCCATCTGATTACTTTACTCTTACTGCAAAAACAAATGCTCCAGATATGAGGGGGACAGTTCCAAGAATGAAGGATCATGCTAGAGGATTAAACCCAGACGGAGATTTGGCATTAGGTCTGTATCAAGGTGACTTAACAGCATCGCACAATCATGGCGAAAGAACAGGGTCATCTGTTAATGATTCACCATCTGCAGAATCGTGGACAAGGTCAGCAACAGGTGGAGTTGGTGGATCAAGCCCTACACGAGCGGCTGTTTTTGGTGGTAACACTGATTCAGCACTGGATATATATCAAAGAATTTATACAGACTTGTCTGGTGGAAATGAAACAAGGGCAAAATCAACTACAATAAATTATTTTATTAAAATAAACAGGACAGTATTATAATGAAGAACTTTAGCCAGATAGATGGATTAATTGCAAAGAAGGATACCTTGGCAAACCTAACAGCATTGGCTAGAGTTGAGGGTATTAAGTATTACGCAACTGACACAAAGAAATATTACACAGACAATGGAACAGACTTAATAGAGGAAGGTTCTGGATCAGGCACAGGTAAGGCTTCTATTATTGTTCAGATTAACGCAGATGATGTAAAAACAACTGACTGGACTATAGGAAGTCAGGTGACTGGATCGCTTGGTGAGTATTCAGTGTTGCCGATAAGTGGAACAAAGTCATATGAGATAGTTACGCCAACAATAGGTGAAACATACGAGATAATAAGAGATATACCATACAGATCAAGAGGTGAAAAATGCTCGTTTAGAGGTGTTTATTCATCAAATTCAACAGCACCAGGTAACATAAAAGTATCAGTATTTGATATTGCTGACCTCGTTAACCCTTTAGATACTGTAAATTTAACTGTTGGCGGCGACGCTATAAAGTGGAGTCTTGAACCAAAGATGTTGGACTCAACAGCACAGATTAAAATAGTTTTCGAGGTTATTACTGTTCCATCTTTTTTCATATTTGATGATATAGAGATAGATGATAGTCTTTTTACTTACAAGAATCTAACAACAACAGAGTCGTATCATGCAGTAGGTCATGCAGGATATGGTTCAACAAATATAAAAATACCATATTTTACAACAGTAAACAAAAACGAAACAGGTAAATTGATATCAATAAGTAACAGCAATATATCTGGTATGTCTATAACTGCGGTCAAGGATTGTAGTATAGTTGTAACTAGGTGGCTAACGGCAGGTGTTTCAACATTTTCTGGTATATCATTAAACTCAATTGCCTTATCAACGAATATATCAGCACTTCCACAGGCAAATATTCTAGGTATAGAGTATCAACCAACAGGGCAAACACCATCTTTGTCGGCTACTTATAAAATGGCGGCAGGTGATGTTATACGTCCGCATGATGATGGAGTGGCTCCAAGTGCAGGTAATTCTGTAATATCAGTGTTGGCTCAGGCTGAGTCTGAATACATTGTTAGTCCTGCCACTGTATCAACGGAAGATGCTATATCTACCCTTGGTGCATCAATGGTTGTAAGTAGCCACACTGTGGATAATATATCAAAATTGGGTACATTGTCTCAGTCTGGTACATATACATTTACAGCATCTAGAAAAGTAAATGTGTTAGTTTCAGCTTCTTTATCCACTCAGACTGCAAACTTTACGCAGGTAAGAATAAATAAAAATGGTTCGGTAGTTTCATATTCATCTACTCCTAATGTAGCCACCACAACTGCTGGGGCCTCTGCTCAGTTGGTTTTAAATAGTGGTGATGTGCTTACTATAACTTCAACGTCTGGTACCGCAGCAGGTGGGTTTGCTACGCTAATGGTTAGTGACTATAGTGCTACCTTTTTGGCTGCTGTTCCGACTATTCAAACACGGTATGTTAATACCCATGCAACATTATTTAGATATTCGGTTCCTAGTTCTACATTATTATATAAAACTGCGCCTCTAGTTTCGACAAGCGGTGAGACAAATCATTTTTCTATATCTGGAGACAGATTGCTTCTAAACTCAAAAGGAACCTATCGGCTTTCTATTCCTTTTGGTGGCTATGATGGTGGGTTACAGAAGGATCTTTTAATACATGACTTTACGAACAATGCAACGATAAAAGAGTTTCTGTATGCTGCATATATTAGTGCAACTGGTCTTGAATACTCAACAAACTTGATCCATACGCTAACAATAGACTCACCAATAGAAGTGCAGTTCAAAACAAAATCACAGGCAGTAGGTGGGTTTGAGACTGTTGGAAGAATAGAAGTTCAACATATAAAATAGAGGTAGATTAATGACGTTAGACCAAATAAAAGCATTAACACTAAGTGATCTTATTGATGAAGTGTTGAATAATCTTTATGACTCCGCAGAGCTTCCGTCTGGAGAAGCATTATATACATTACTTCCTGATACTGGCAATGGGTTATACGGAAGGATTCAATTAAATAGTGCATATGTATTAGACGATATAGCAGTTCTTCAAGATGAAAAAGATTTAATAAAAGGAAGAATGATAAACGATGAAAATGCTAGGCTTGAACTTGTTGCTGCTGAGGCGGAGAAAGCAAGAGTCTTAGACTTTGAGATAAGACTTGGGTTGATTACAAACTACTACTCCAGGGCTGAGGCTATTGGAAAGTATAATTCAAGTATGCATAGTGAATATGAAAGAATAATAAAAGAAAATGATATAACAACTTTACTTGAACTTGAAGCACAAGAGGCTATTGATAGGCCAAGTGAGATAAAAAAAGAATCCAGAAAAAATAAAAAAGAAAGAGGAAAAAGAAAAAAGGTTGTATGTAACGAGTGCTTAGATCTTGTCAGGGACTTTAATGACGGGAAAACAGGCTCACAGGTTGATGCAATGAAGGCATCGTTTGGCCAAATATATACAAGATTAAAGGATGGTAGCCCAAGCGAGGCGAGATTGCTTATAGAGGCTGTACCTTATGATGGTGTAATAGATGAATTAAAGGATGATCTGTTGGACGAACTAACAGAAGGAGGATTTTAATGTCGAAAACTATTAACTTTGGTACTGGTTCATACGAGGTTCCAGATACACTAGATCAGGGTGATGCGCTATTTACAATCCTTGATGATATATTTGCTAGACTTATTAATCATTCACATACAGGTGTTGACTCAAAATCTATAACTTTAAATATAAGCAAAGATGTAACGGACTTTATAAAGGATACACATATAGTATGGAACGCTCACCTGTCTGGTACAACATCATATGGAATGTTTAAGGCGACAATGACTCTGCCAAGTGGTGCAACATACGAAGGTAATATTAGAAGATACTTTTATCAGGATTCAGTATTGCTTGGTAATTGGAAGGAGTTTTATCCTACTACTGAAAAGATAGATGCCACGACGTACTATCTGTTTTCTAATGATAACAACTTAAATATAAGGGTGGTAACAGCGTAATGCCATTAGAGCAAAAGAATTTAACATTAAGCAATTTTTCTGGTGGTATAGTTGATAACTATATTCAATCAGACGATACTCATTTTAAAACTATTGAGAACTTTGACATAACGAGCTTTGGCAAACTAAGACTCAGAAATGGATTTACTCCTGTGTTTGATTCTAATTTTGTATCTCCTATAACTGGGATGAACGAGTTAAGCGGAAGAAAGATAGTTACAAGAACAACTCTTGTTAATGAGTTTGACGAAGTTGCAGGAACAGTTACACCTATAACAAAACCTAATGCTGGGGACATATTAACAAATACACAAGACTTACCTGTAAGGATGGATCCTTGGTTGAGTCAGTTAATACTCTCTAACGGCGAAAGACAGGTTCCAAAAAAAGTATATATAGATGACACTAATACGCTACTCGTTGAAGAGCTTGGAATGCCTGGACTTACAGAAGACACACTTAACCCAATAACTCATTCATCAGCCAGAGGTGGCGCATCAACACATCAGTATATATATGCATACTTTTATAGCAAAACACATAAAGTTGGTGTTACTGAATTTAAAATTGTAAGCGATATTATTTATAAAAGCGTATCATTTAGCTATCAAGTTGGTGTAACTAATGCTGATCCTGATCCATTGACAGGGTTGAGTACAGTAACAGTTACGAATATCCCTGTGTTGGATCAAGTGTCAACGGATGTTTTCCTTTCAAACGCAGTCGTTGAGGTATTTAGGAGCTATAATGGTGGGGCTTTCTTAAAGGTAAATGAGGTTACAAACGGAACAACAACATTCACAGACTCAATGGAAGAAAGTGTTGCTGTAAATAATAATGTTGTTTTATATGCACCAGATACGTTACCTACTGGATACCATCAGCCTCCGAAATGCAAATATGTTTCAGTTGCAAACAATACAGCGTACTTTGGAAATTGCGAAGAGTATGGCGATATAGTTAATGTTAAGTCAAACAGGGTGTATCAGTCGATACCTGGAATAGTCAACTCTTCAAACCCTGACTTTTTCCTTGATTTTAATTACGAGATAAAAGGATTATCTTCTTTTAAGAAATTCCCTATAGTGTTCACGTCTAATGCTGTATACAGGATAGAGGGTGCATACACATCAACCACAGCATCTGAAATGAGGTCTGTTGTTATAGCCGACAAGGTTGGATGTGTTAGTGATAAAAGTATAGTTAAGACACCAGAAGGGCTAATCTGGTGTGGTGACGATGGTATATATTTTACAGACGGATTTAGAATTAAGATGATCTCTCTTAAGATAAATGAAACGTATTCAAAGTTTGTAGATACCCAGTCAAAAAAAGATAGAATATCTGGATCATATAACAAAGACAGCGATTTAGTTTATTTTACTCTCGGCAAAAGCGGACTAGAAAATGATAGGATATTGGTATATTCTTTAATAACAAATGCTTTCTGGTTTTATACTGGCCAAACATTAAACCCTGTTGATGTCTATCAGTCTGGTGACAACTATTTATACTACACAGACTCGGATGGATATATATATAAAGAGTCAAAAGCTACATCTAATGATTATGTAAAAGTGACAAATGATGCAATTGCAAACTGGTTTACAGATCTTACGTTTAAACTTATAACCTCTGCTGTAGATATGGGCGGAAGGTTTCTAAGGAAGGTTACAAGCAGGGTCGTAGTTGAAACTGTATCCTCCAGCGATATATCGGTAGGTTTATACTCGATAAATGACGATGGTAAAAGCTCGAGAGAAATGAAGCACATAGTATCTAAAGGTAATTGGGTATGGGGCGACAGTGGTTTTGTATGGGGAAATCCCGATTCGATATGGCGAAAGAGGGTGACACTTAGCTCTACAAGAAGATTCCCAAGGGGGACAACTAGATGCAGAATGAAGCAGATAGGCATAGAACCAACAAAGGTTGTCGTTTATAAGTCTGATCTATACGGCCAATGGAGTACGCTTGTCCATAATGCTGCTACTGGTGACCTTACAATAACTCTTCCAGTTGGTGGAATATTCCCTGTTGATATAATAAAAAAAGAAATATCGTTTGGTAATGATAACTATTTACAAAAATATACAATAATAAACAGGGTGTCTGATACTGAAATTATAGCAAAAGCTGTTAGCATAAACACGCTTGCTACGTCTAAAGATTGGCAGATCTCTGGATATATAACAAATCAATCATTTGAAATAGAGTCGTTATCTATAAAATATTCATTACTAGATAACATAGAGGGTCAATACTCTCCTAGCTCAGAAGGCGGTAATGCGTGAGTTATGACATTGAGCTTAACGAATTAGAACTTGTAGATGACGAAAAAGTTAAGGATAATATTCAAGAGATAAAAGAAACCCTGCTTAAAATAGAGGAAATACTTAACGATATAGACGCTAGACTTACAGAGGGAGGATTGTGAAAACTCTTTTAGAAATGAGAACAGAGGTTATAGAGGATTTAGATCTTCAAGATAGTGACCTTATAAATGACACAGACATAGACAGGTGGATAAATAAAGGCATTAAGATTGCTCAGTCTGAAATACTTGGTATACATGAGCCTTATTTTTTATCATACGATGAAGTATCAATAATATCTGGAACGGATATATACGACTACCCATCTGACATATATGCAAATAAAGTAAAATCTCTTATCCTTGTTAGAAATTCAACTGAGACATATAAAATATCAAGAATAGACGACATGGACAAAGCATCATCTATACAGGTTTTATATGCAAACACATTGTCAAATGGTGGAGGTGGATGGGTTCCATTGAATACTGCATCTAATGGTCGCAAAATACAATTGATACCAGTTCCTCAAAGTGGTACACTGAAAGTATGGTATATACGAAATGCCAAAACACTTGTTCTTGATACTGATGTTTGTGATATTGATGAATTTGAAGATTATATTATAGCATATGCAAAAATGAGGGCATTACAGAAAGATTCTAACCCAATGTTTGCTGAGGCTAAATCAGAAGAAATTGAATATAAAAGGCTTATGATAGAAACATTAACAGACATGGTGCTAGATAATAGCGATAATAAGTTACCTGCAGATATGTCTTTTTATGAAAGCGAGGATTAAATGGCACTTAGTTTAAACAACATAGGAAGCTCTTTATTTGGCGGAGATCCTACTGTTTTAAAAAATATCAACGAAAAAAAATCCAGCGAACTTGGAAGGCTTAATAATAGAATAGATTCTGGTATAACAGGACTGTCGAAAGGTGGTCAATTAACACAGGATCTCTTACAAAGGAAAGGTCAAGAAAGAATTGGCGATATATCAACACAAGGGCAAGGGGCTCTTACAAATGCTGCTGACAATGCAGCCTTGAGGGGTGCAGGTAATCCTTCTTTCTTTAATAGACTTAGCACATTAAATAACCTAAATACAGCAAAACAGCAAGGACAGGCAGCAGGTGACACATTTGACGCTCTGTCTAAATCAGCTATTGGTGACTTTGCTAATCAGCAAGGTTTCCTTGATAAGGCATCGTTATTTACTGCTAACCTTGGTCAAGGTATAGAAGCTAGAAATGCATCAAATCAACTAGAGACAGCAAGAAGAAATGCGGCATTAAAAGCTCAGGCTGATGCAGACTTAGGTTTCTTTGGAAATAGGTTACTCGCTGACGCAAACAATATAGGAGAAGGCTTTTCAAAAGGACTTGGGAGCTTTTTTAGTGGTGGCGGTGGCGGATTATTTGGGTAAAATACAAGGGGTTTAATTATGGATTTTAAAACACTAAAGGGTGCAGGGCCAGCTTTTACAGATAAGGATGTTCTCGATACAATCAATGATGATAAGGGATTTTTCCAAAAGTTACTAGAAAGAAGCTCTCTTACTCCTGGAGAAAAGAAGGTTAATAATAGTGCAATCGCGGATCTTATGGCCGAAAGAGCTATTCGGGCAAATAATTTATCGTCTATAATATTAGGCAAGGCACCAACTGGTGTGCCATTAACACCAAACCTTGAGTCTAAAAAGCTTGCGGTAAGTGGTGCTGAAAAATTATCAAAAACAAAAAAACAAAAAAAAGAACTGCTTGATCTAGCAAAAGGGATTATAGATACTGACACATCTAATAGTTCAATTGGCCTAAACACTAACAGAGGGTTGTTTCAATAAGGACTTTTTTATGGATAAAGACAAAGAAGAATTAATTAGAAGATTTTACGACAAGGTAAATCCGCCATCATTAAAGATTACAGGTAAAACTCCTATTGATATTGTTGGGTTGTTTGGCAGAGGGAATAATGAGCAGCCACCTATCCCATTGAAAGATTATTTCGGAGAAAGTTTAGGTAAGAATCAAGAACAAAGCAGTGGGCTTGAGGATGGAACAGATAGGGTTTTAAAAACAAACCCAATAGCACTTGATCCGCTACCTAGTATTCCAACTATAAAAGAAGAAGACCTCCCGAGTAGTGTAAACCTTAGCGACAGCTTTAACGGATTAAGTGATATACTTAAAAACAATACTGACGCAAAAGAAAAAGCTGATGCATCCGCAGAGTTAGATATAGACAGAGCGAATCTTGCTGACGCTGAGACACAGTTAAGCGCATTAAGTGACCTGCTGTTATCTGATAAGTTTGCAAACGATCAAATTAGAGCATCTGGTAAAGCTGTTCCTGGAAGAATATCGGCTACTGCAAAAGGAGAGGATGACCCATTAGCTGAAACAAAAGCACTTCTTAGTGCAGATATATTACAGCAAGCAGAAGATAGAAAGGGTACAGAGAGTGATGCTACAATAAACAGTTTACTTAGAGGTGACGACAGAAAGGATAAAAAACTTAACCTTGATAAGCTTCTCGGGCTATCTAAAAACAGGCGAGAGAATAAATTATCAAGGGCAAATATAGCAAATATACTATCATCAAAAAATCAAAATAAAAGAAGAGTTGATATTCAAGCATATGACGCAAAAATAAGAGCCATAAACTCTGCGTATAGAAATGCACTTGATAAAATAAGAGTACTCTCTCAATCTAAAAACCTAGACGAAAAGACCCTTGGTGAAAAAATGATGAGACAGGTTCAAATATTAAAAAAGAAAAAGGAAAACAAAAGTATAACAGCAGAAGAGTTCGCTAATACATTTGACATGATAACCAGACAGGATAGATAAATGGCAGGTTTTAACCTTGACGAAGATCTTAATAGTCAAAGCAATTTTAGTTTAGACGACAGCAAAGGTTTCTCGTTTGATAGAGGGAGCTTTTCATTTGGTGACGAAACTGGAGCAGAAGGTGTTGCTCCACCTGCTCAGACATTATTTGAAAATGTAATAGATATATTCAACAAGTCATCATCTCTTGGGCTAAATGCCGCAGGAGAGTTAATTGGCCTAGAGTCAGTCAAAGATGTAGATGTTATGGATATAATAAGAGGGACAAAATTCGTAGACACTAATAGTTTCAAGAATGATCTAATAAAAAAAGTCGGACTAAAACCAATAAGCAATGACGGATTTATTAATAACGCATCAAACTTTGTATTAAACTTCGCTGTAGAAAGTGCATTGGATCCATTAACATGGGTTCCAGGAATGGCTTTGATAAAAGGATTAGGTAAAGGAAGGAACCTGACAAAGACCGCTATAAGCTCAATACTTACTAGGGGTGTTGTTGGATCTGCAATAGGATTATCTGGTGCAAGACTTGATGAAAATGCCTTATCAAATTCCCTAAACGCAATAGGAAGAGGATTTGCCGTTGGTGCATTGTCACACTATCTTACAAAAGATGGTGTTAAGGCACTGGGTAAACTTGGCGACACATTCTACGATGCAATGACAAAATCAACATTAGGTGACGAATACTTTTCGATGACAAAAGCAGGTAAGGGGTTAAGAGAGATTAAACCTTCTGAAGCCTTTCGTATGCAGAAAGAATTTGACAAGCACTCAAAGATAATGAAAGACGCATACCTTGAAACAAGGACTTCGTTTTTTAAAGATATGAAGGCAAGCGATACTGACTCAATATTAGAATCGTTCACAAAGACAGTTGATAGTGCAAAGTCTGACTCTGTTATACTTAGAAACAAGCTTATTGATTTTACACTGAAAGAAAAAAACAAACTTATACCAGAGGGTAGTAAAACTGTTAAGAAATTAAACCTTAGCGAGCTTAACGAAATAACTGCAAAGGTTAACACGTCAGTAGGGCAGCAGGTTGATGCTGTTTTGAAAAAGTCTGGTGACACTAAAATGAGGGATTTTGTAAACAGGTACGTGCATGATAATAGGGAGCTTATAAAGAAGTTTAATATAGAGCGTCCCAAGCTTTTAAATAAATTAGGAAGTAATGAGCAGGTATTTGATGTCGTACCTTTAGATTTTCATTCAACAGAGATATTACTTCCTGACTCAATAAAGGATATATACAGATTAAAAGACGATGCTAAACACGTATCTGGTATGGTTCAAAGGGTAATGGAGGATACATCTGGTTTTCTTACTCTTGATAAAAGGATTAAGACTGGGGCGGATAACTTTACAAGATCAATGGCAGATAGGCTGCACAAGAAAGCATTTGATATAAACAGAGCTATAGAAGTAAACGGAACAAAGGTTTTGTTTGGTGAAAAAAATGGTGGAAAGTTTGATAATGCTATCAATGCTTGGGATAAATATAGAAGACTATGGAAGTCGTCAGTTCTTCTAGCTAGTACATCGTGGATAAAAAACAATATGTTTGAAAACTCGGTTAGGGCTATGATGAAGCTTGGTGTAAAAAGAGGTGCAGGTGTTGCCTTTGACCAGTTGCCCGTAAGTAAAACCTTTAGGAAGTTGTTCAAGATGACCTCGCCCAATAATGGGTTCAAGCATTTGGATGTTGCCGATGAGTCTATATATCTGGCAAATAAAGTTGGTGTCCTTGATACAAACTTCTTTGATGATATGTTAAAAAGAACTGGATCCGAAACAAGACTGGCTAAACTAAATGCTATACTTGCTAAAACGGAAAACCCTGACGATATACTTAAAATCAAGAAGATGATAAAGAAGGAAACTCCAGGAAAGATTGCTAAAACAATTGAAGGGTATCAGAATGTTTTAAATAATACAGTCGGAAGATATGGACGTACTGTTGAGAATGGAGCGAGGGTTTCTTTTTTTAACGATATTGTAAATCATAGAATAGCTAAAAATAAAAACCTTTTAAAGATTGTAAAAGAGAAAGGTATTCTTAATGTTCACGAAAGCATACCAGAGATAAGACAAATCATAGACGATGCAAAAGACCTTACCAATGAAACCTTTTTTGATTATTCAAATCTTAGTGCTTTTGAAGAGAAGGTGCTTAAGAGAATTGTTCCTTTCTATTCGTTTTATTCAAAAAACCTTGCATTTTACCTTAGAGAGATAGAGAACAATGGTGCAGGTATATTAAAAACAGTTCGTGCTATTAGATCAACAGGAAGGGCTCCGACAGAAGAGGAAAGAAAAGGGATACCTGATTGGATGTTGGATTCATTTTACAGAATATCAAACGATGGAAATGACATAATACAAACACCTAACGTATCTCTTGTTGATGCTTTAGATAATTTCTCTGCAAGGAACTTTGGTGGCAAGCTTGACCCTGTTTTAAAAACTATTGTAGAAAATCTGCGTAATAAAGAATTTGGACTAGACCAAAATGTTAGACCAAGCGGATCTAAGTTTGGAACAAAGAAGTTATTCTCGAGATCTCTTGCGTTAGAGTCTGTTTTGCCTGGAACTGGTAGGGATAAGAAAGGAAACCTTATAACCACGTCAGACTTTTCTGGAACAATAGATAATATAAGAGGTAATCTCGCACCTGTTCCAATATTGGATCAAATACTTGGATCACGTAATGATGTAGTAAATAAGGGCAAGGATACCGCTGTTACTATTGGAAACAAAGTGCTTCCGATAAGACAAAGAGAAAGACTTGATTTGTTTAAAAGAACAGTTAAAAGGAGAAAGGCTCTCCAGAAACTGAAAGATAGAAGTAAAAAAAGTTTAATTGGATTATAAGGAGATCTGTATGGGTTTGTTAATTAAAGTTAAAAAGGTTAATCGTGCGCCAAAGTCTATTGAGGATTTAAAGAAAATGGGTGAGGATATGAACGAGATAAATGATCCTGCAGATGATGCTGATGAAAGCTCTAAGTCTGAAAGAGATGAATCTGATGGAGATGTTGAGCCAGATCTAAACAATGGGGAAAATCCGCAAGATAGAAACTCTGAGATAGATGATCTTGGAGAAACGGAAGATAAGATATTAAAGCAAAAATTCAAAGCTAACCCAAAAGGTATTCTTGGAATGTCCGAATATGGCGAAAATTGTGGACATGAGCATGAAGAGAAGGAAAGCCTTAAGATGTTCTTAAGGGGCTTACTTGGGTTGATGTAATGAACATTTATAAGATAGGTGATACTCAGGTTAAACCTGGAGTAAGAAACCCATTAGTACCAATTGCGTACCATATATGTGAGGTTAAGCCTGATATTATAGTTCACATAGGAGACCATTGGGATATGCCTTCTCTGTCAAAATATGACAAAGGTAAAAAGTCACATAGAACAAAGTCGTACCTTTCTGATATACGAGCTGGTAATAAAGCATTACGTGAGTTTAATAGTATATTGGATCTAATGTGGCCAGACAATAGAAAGCTGTGCAAGAAGATCATATTCAAGGGTAACCATGAGGACAGACGTAACAGAGCATTGGAATACGGCCCCGATGAGCTTATAGAACTTATGAATGAGTTTGACTTCGATTATACAGGATGGGATGAAGTTGTCCCTTTCCGCGAGGTTAAGTCTATAGGTGGTGTACTTTTCACGCACTTTTTCCAAAACCTAAACAACGCTAATGCAATCGGAACAGCAAGACAATTAATAGCAAAGAAGCATTGTAGCTGTGTAGTAGGACACAAACAGGGATGGGAATACCATGAAGAGATAACAGAGAAGAACAAAAGGATACAAGCTCTTATATCTGGATCAAGTTACCTACATGACGAGAACTATAAAAACCATAACAACCATCACTGGAGAGGTACTACAGTTCTTACTAATGTTAAGAATGGTATGTTTGACTTTGCTAGGTATGACATACATACCCTAGATACCCATTACCATGGGATACATAACTACAACCTAAGTACCCTGACAGGGCAGGATACATAAGGGTTTTACAGGGTAGAAGGTCACTTCGTAAGAAGTTAGGTAGTAAGTAGCAGACTGCCGCGGCGTCCGTGCCTTGGACACCTGCACCACGTTTTCGGTGTAAATATTTTAGCATGGCAATTACACTATGACAATAGGCTAATTTGAAATAAAGTTAAAAAAATAAGTAATTACTTGTGCTTAGATGCTCTCATTTTATTTAAAAGATTATCAACAGCAGCCCAGTCGTCAGGTGATATTGATATATATTTATCGCAATACGAGATGTCATTGTCGGTTGATTCAGAAATACGCTTACCAGTAGCAAAGTCATAACGATGGCACCTGCAATTGTGGTACTCAACTTGAACCATGCATCGTTGTAGGTTTCTAACTGGCGATAAGTCTACGCTATGGCAGCTTATCAAAAGAGTCATCAAGATCATGTTTATTATTAGCAGATTTAATATCCTTAACAGCATTGTCGACCTTCTTGTTTTTAGACAGTGTTTTAAAGTAACCAAAGACTTTAGATATTAGTCCAGGTATTTTTGATAATAGGTAATCTAGTATTAATTTAACTAACCATTGCATGATAAGATTGTACCATAAACAAAAAAACCCCTCAAGTAAGGGGCCTAAATGAAGAATTAAATTTGTAACAAAGGAGTTTGAAACTCCTTAATACTATAGCTTGCTTACTAACTTGTCAACAACTTTAACTAGTTCATCTTCAAGTAATGGGAACAAAGCCTTCATAGCCTTGTCGTCAAATTGACTATCTGTTCTTGCGACAAGTCTTTCAAGTGCTGGCTTAACAGCATCCTCCATTAATCCAATTACTAGTTTTCTTAAACCAAGTGCTTTCATTACTGCAATTAATACTGCTTTCATATATTACTCCTTTATGATTGGATCTAACAACATTAGATCTTTTGTAGATAATAACTCAACGACATCTTCTATGCAAATCTTGTCAGACAAAAAGCTAAAATCAGACTTTAGCAATGAGTCAAATTCATCTATTTGCTCCACTGATAGCTTTTCATTTTCGTTTTTAACCTTTGGCCTAACGTCCTCTATATCTAAAAGCCTTTGCTGAAAGTGCTTGTATATGTTCATTAGGGCAAGTTTTGCCCTTGGTGGCAAATCAGTCCTGTCAGCCAATAGCGAAACAGATGTTCCGAACTCATTAAACAACATGAAATTTTTTAAATTAATCATAAATTATTCCTCCTTTTGAAATCATTATATTTATCCACAAGACCGCCAGACTTTCCTGCAGACTTGCTGTACTTAAAACCGCCAATCTTTCCACCAAGCATACTCCAATACGATGTCGGAACCTCATTAAAAAAGTATCCCTTATATTTACCGCTTGGTACAATATCCCTCTTGTCGTATGTACCCTCTTTCCTTATGATACTAGCTATTGTAGACATTGCCTCGCCTCTTGACAAGCAACTACCATCAATACCAAACTGGTCTAATTTGTCAAACTGTTTATCTGTTAGTCTCATCTTTAATAGCTTCTTGTTTGGAACTATTGGATGATTCTCTATAAAAGTATTAAGCAGATCAACAGGGAACTCCTTGTTTATTATGCACTCGAATAAGCCATTCATGTTTTTTTTACCAACAGCCTTGGCCATATTAACAACATCAACAGTCCATTCGTATTCCTCTTCGGACAACTCATCCTTTAAAAAATCAAGATCATCAAGATAGTTATCGTATTCATTTCTGCCCTGCTTAAGCATTTGTCTTGTTATTCTTTCCCAGAAACCGCCATCAAGTTTAGGGTTTTTTCCACCAACATAGATGTCACAATGGGTTTTTCCAGGATTAATCCTAAGTCCACGACCTACCCTTTGCAAATAGGTAGTAACAGATCCAACCTTGTATGGCATTATTATTACAGATAAATTAGGAGAGTCGAAACCTGCTGTTAGCACATCAACAGTCGTCAAGACCTGTGGCCCATTACCACTCCTGTATTCTTCCAGTAGCAAATCCCTATTCTTTCCTTTAAACTTTGACGTTATAGCACTACAGGTAAATCCATTATCGACTATTATATTCCTGCATTCCTCAGCATCAGCTATTGTTTTCAAGTAAACAACTATCTTTTCATCTGGATGATTCTTTATAACCTCAACTATTCCTGCATACAACTCAGCAGGATCGGCAGTGTTAAACGGTGTTAGCTTAAGTTTTGGTGGAACTAAGTACCCCTGGTCTATAAGATCCCCCATTGATATAGTGTAGGCTACACGTTCAAACATATTAGTCATTAACTTGTTGCCCCTAAACGGAGTAGCTGTGAACCCTATTATAACCGCATCAGGAAACATACACATGATACTGTCGTAGGATTGTGAACCTACATAATGTGCCTCGTCAATTATTATCAACCCAACATTGGTAAAGCTCGAGGATCCAGAGAATGATCCCATATTCTTTGACCATCTCTTAACCTTGTTCTCATCTCTAAACGATTGCATAGTTGTGATAATACAGTTTGATTTTCCTGTCGGTATCCTGTCTGCCTGTAGTACCTCGCTACTAAATCCCCAGTCCTTTTCAAATCTGTCACCTGTTTGCTTGGTAAGTAATCCAAGATGCGATACAACAACAGCACTTTTTCCAGGATTGTTCTTGATATAATCTTGTATAATATTTCCAAACACAACTGTTTTACCTGAGTTATGCACAACCATACCATTAGCAACAAAGTTATGATAAGGGTCATCACAACATATATCATATGTATCCATCTTACCTATGTGTTTTATTGAAACAACCTT